TGATGAAGATGACAAGCGACATCTTACTAACATGAATGTTCCAATGGTTCCTGATATGTTACAGAGCGGCGTTAAAACTCGCAAATACTTAGCTAGAAAACATGATGATTTTATGAATGAAGGAATGCGTAGCAATAGTCTCGATAATTACAAAATTTATCCAAAAAAATAATTAATTTAATTATAAATTTTTAATCGTCTTCCTCTTCGGTTTCCTCTTCGGTTTCCTCTTCGGTTTCTTCTTCCTCTTCCTCGTCCTCTTCGGTTTCCTCAGTTTTAATAAACTCCATGTGTGGTTTAATATGTTTTTTTGGTATCTTTATTCCATTCGCATCCGTATTGACAACTTCAACCTTTTCAAAGATTTTTTTGGGTTCTCTTTTTTTGGTGTCTACAACAATTTCTTCCACGTCAGAATCGGACTCAGATTCGACTACATGAGCTTTAAATATAGGTGTGGAAGTTGGCTGAGCCTTATATTCGGATATCATACGAGCCAGTAGTTGCTTGGCTGATTCGGAAACAATGCTTTTTGAATTCTGTTCACTCTTTTCATATATATCAGTATAATATTCTTCATCGTCGGCGGCCTCTTCGGTCAAATCGAGAATTCTGTATCCTTTTAAAAAGTTATCTCGGGTTGTCTTCTTGATGTAAGATTGTATCTTCGAGTTTTCCAGTTGGTCTATCGCATGTCTCTGATATTCTTTGCTTGTTCCGGGATATTGACTGTCATGCCACTTGATGTATTTTTCCTTAACAATTGTCATAGACATCTCATATTCAGTGTCGCTCGACTTTACTAAATATTTATTTAGGAAATTATTAACGCGGTCCTGCCTGTTTCTGAACTCCTCTGTTTCCTTTCGAATATGCGGATGCGGTACGTTGCGCACCTTTCCATTATATTTTGTTTGTAAGCTTTCATAATAGTATGTGAGTATTCCCATATAAGATGCCAATACATCATCGTCCTCCGCCCATTTAGAACCCAACGTTGGGTCGGCTTCTCTCTCATATGGATTAGTGCTATCATATTCATCGTTTGACGGACTGCAGAACTTAATTTTCATTGTAACATAATCGATACGACGCCATGTACCATGGTCAGTTCCCAAAATTTCAAAGTCATTATTGGATGCAACCAAATGATGGCATTTTGGTTTGAAATTTACATAATCGCTATGCAGCTTGCGGCCAGCCATTGTTTCTTGGCCCGTAAACTCTTTGATTTTGGCCATATTTAAAACTTCAAACTTATTAGACTCCGAGTAATATGCGAAGTGTGCATCCTTCAACTGCATCAATGCCGGTGTTGCTGATTCGGCATCCTTCGCCCTGCTCGTTAAGAATGACAGCGGCATTTTAACGCCATATGTGGAACCGATGGCGCCCTTATGCAATTCCACAAGAAATGATTTACCATTTGAACCCTTACCAACCAATATCAGAAATATACTTTCTTTTTTATGACCATCAAGAGTTGATGCTAAATAATGCATAATATAATTAAAGGTATCCGGCTCATTATCGGGAAATAAATTTCTAAGCGCCATAAGAACTTTTGCGGTTATCGGGTCATGTGGATTAAACTTTTTATATCGAGCCGAAGTATACTTAGAAACTAAATGTCCATGAAATCCCGTAATTAAGTTGCAAGTCGGGCCTAATTGTAATATACCATTAGCTACACCTTTCAAATTGGGGTCCGCATCTAATAACTCAGCAAATCCCATACGTTCAAATAATTGTTCTGCCTCGCGAGCCGCGCTGTGTTTGAATCCGCAGTTTTTTAAGTTGCGGCACGATTTCTGAAAGTTTTTGTAAATGCCGTAATGATATTTGGCCAAATCCGTGCTGGCGTCGTCTAACGTGCTTTTAATTCGAGTTAAAATTTTATCAAATAAATTTGGTAAAATAGTTGAAATATACTTTAATAACGTGTTGGGAATCTTTCCATCGTACTTGCGCCATTTAAACGCTTCGCCGGTTTTTTGAGGCTCTTTTTCGAGTATAAATTCATACCAAGACCCGCCGTCGCCGTCGCATTTATCATACACATATTTATCATGTAAAACGCTGTGCAGTGTTTCGGCAATATCATAATGTTCTAGGCTACCTTCAACGGCCGGGTCGTATATTTTTTTGTATAATAAATTAAATATACTTCGATGCTTAACCTCTTCGTATCGGTCTGGGTTATCATTTTTTGCCCAATAATGGATTGAACCCAGCGAAAGCTTGTTCTTCTTCTTTAATATAATAGAATCCCAAGTCTGCTCGAACTTTGCATTATTGAACTTTTCTGGCGATTTTCGCGAGAAATATTCACCCAGCGCCTTGTAACTGGGGCTTGTGTGAGCCAGCGCACATAATACTTCCAGCCATAACGTATATTCTTCGGACCGTTTGGGATGTAAAATATCGAGTAGATTCTTGATATATTTTGTATCGGAATCGTGCATGTTAAGAATACTCATCTCATTATAGTTTTCATCCTCATTAAACTCATCATCTAAAACCTTGACGTTTGCTTTGTCAATTAAATGAATATAAGCCGGTTTTATTTCGAATTTATTTTTTGCAATTACACCACCTTTATCGGCGCTCTTTGCCCAGTTCAATGAAAATTCATAGCATAAATTATTATTAGATTCCGCGTTATCAAAGTCTGATACTTTGATTGGAATTATATCATCGGACTCGCCTGTGGTTAGCTGTACGTTATACATAGCCGCAAATTCATAGGCGGGCGAATTAATTTTTGATGCCGAACCTATGAAGAAAACCCCGACGTGTGCAGAATTTTTATCTAAGAAATCAGATCGCATCATTGAAGAGTGCGGCGTTATATCTTTGAATATTTTATCCATCAGCTCTTCCTTGGCCATTTCATCAATTAATAATCGCTTAAATTCCCTGGTTATCTGAATGCCGGGGATTAACATATGTATGCCGTATTTATAGAATTCACCTTCATTGTCATAAATAATCTTTGGCTTTTTGGTAAATCCCACGTTATATGTCTGTTGACCTTCGGTATTAAACTGTAAAAACTTATTTAATATACGAAATACACCTAAACATAATCTATGATAATGCATATTATTAATAGGGCTTTCGCCGCCCGAATTCAGCTTGAAATCAAAATCAAGCATTATTCCGCTATAAGTATTCTGCTTTTCATATAACATACATTTTAATTTCTTGCGGCGGCAAATCTCCAAGAATTTAAAGAATTTCGGTATTTTTCTTACGGGAATATTATAACATCGGCGCGAGTGAATGTCTACGATATTGGTGGATTCGTCGCCTTTTGAGTTAATAAATGACGGTGTTGATAAAAATGTCTTAAACGCTCTAAATACATTATCTGTGTTTTCCTGCAGCCTAAAAGATACTTGCTCTTTGACCGTGTCTAAATTGTCGATTTCCTCGTCGTCGTCGCTAAAAACCATACCCTCATATTCTTTAGTTTTAGATAGCATTATATATAATGCAAAATCTTATCTATAAAATCAAATAATAATTTTCATTTTTGATGGCGCGGCATTTCAGCGTATAAATCGACATCAAAAAAATAACTGTTAAATAGCATTTTATTTATACCTGGCGTTGTATTTTTTAATAGCGTCCATAAAATATGTGTAAGATTTTATATTATACCTTACGTCGGGGGAGTATAACCGCTCGTATTCGTCTATTAATTTATTATGCGATTCCATTATATTTATAGTTATACCAAACGCATACGCGTGATTCATATATATAAATTTTTCCGATGTTGATAGCATGCGGTGGTCTTTAATTAAATTTAAACTCTGCTGTTTCCAATATCGGCACCATTCCGGGCGGCAACCTAAAAATTCCGATATTATGGCCGCAATGCAGTCGGGAAATAATTCTTTTATAGCTTGCATATAATAATTAATGGCTTATATTCAAAAAAAATATATTAAGGTTAAAATGTTTTAATGCCATTTGTTAGGGTCAAATTTACCGTCTTCTGTCAAAAATTCTTTTTTTCGCATACTCAAAAATGCTTCTATAAGTAATGCACCACCTCCTACAACGCACCACTGCAACGCATAAGCATACCAAGCGGTTTTTCCACTTGGTGCATTGGCTGTTGCAACGCCTGCTATAAGTACTAATATGACGAGAAGAAAAATGATAAGTGCTAAATAAAAAGCAGCGCGCATTTTAAATTTTATATAAATATAAAAATAAATATATAATTTTTTTGAAAAATAATTAATATATGCGCGCAGTGTATTCTTTAGTTTCGGCGCCATCTATCTTTAATATTGCCGATTTGGACGGATTAAACTTATAATACTTATCAGGTATTTTTCCATTAACAAAAGCCTCCGGAAATACAGCGTTAGGTTGTAATTCGGATTTAGGTATTTCTTTTATTTTTTCTAGAAATAACCGTTTAGCATTTAAGTATGAATCGCTTATTTCATCGGTTCCATACGTCTTCTCGGATGGTAAAAACATTTTTAGTTTTTCTTTTGGCGAATTACTAAACTTGTCGCCGGCCCATTTAACTATTGATTGAGCCAGCAGGTAGCCCATCTGGAAAGTGTCGCCGCGCTCTTCTTCTTTAATTTTTTGCAGCAGAATAAGGTTTGTAAGCATGTAGAGCATAATATTTTGTAAATTAGATATGTATATATCCGACTCTGATTTATACGCGCTTAATAAAATTCCCGCGTTGTCAAATATTTCCCATTTATTATCTATTATTATTTTTGCCGGTAATTTATCTAAAAATCTATTATAGTGTCGCTCTTTTTTAATTCCGTTATCTTTTATAAGTTTATATAATGCTGTAATATCATTGCTATATATACTTACGCCATGTGAGTCCTCCGGTAATTCAACTACGATACCGCCAGTGTCTATAGTTATTGAGCCTAGGTTGATATTACTTTTAAATCCCATATCTGTAGCTATCTTATGCCAATATAACAATCCGGCAAATCCCCCAATACACTGATTTTTAAAATATATGGATGATATCCGGATTTCGGCCGACAGTTTTAATTCAATATTGGCCGGTTCTATTGGATAATACTTATATAACAAATCATAGCGAGTCGCATCTTTAACCCATCGATGCGTTATAACTTCCCAGGGGGCATTCTCATATGGCAAAGATAATGCTCGATGTTGGTCTATCAGCTGATAATGGGGGTGTATTATATATATTTCGCGATATAATAATGTAGGAAGCTTGCCAAATATTATTTCGGGCATATATGTAACATCGGCAACTACCGTATAATTAACGCGGACTCTCATGGTAGAAACATGATTCGCATTAATTACAGATATGTTTTTTAGGCCAGCTTTATGCAACATCTCGGCTATCTTATATGCATCTTTATGATAATTTGGCGAATAAAAATCATAATCTGGTAAAACATCATCTTCATATAAACTATCACCCTTTAATCTAAGTGCAATGTCTATAGCCATGCCGCCGACTATTATTAATTTATTTAATATTATGTATTTTTTTACAAGTCCCAGTGCTATTTCAGTGTCTTCTGTAAACTTGTCATTTTTTAATATTATGCTTTCATAGCTTTTTTTATCCATTATATTATAATAAATATAGTATTTATAAAATAATAGTTGTACCACGCCGGCCCGACATATTTCTATTGGACCTGAGTTCAACTAATTTACGGAAATTTATTAAGTCTCTTACATTTGAGGCGCGGTCTGGATAAGTTGCTTGACGTAAATTTAATTCGGCCTGGTCTTTATCGTACTCGGCTTTAACGGCGGCCTTGTCTGCCGTCTTATATCCATAGGCTCCGGCTGCTATTGTTAAGCAGAGTATCATTAACATATGTCCGCTATTAAATGCAATCATATTACCGCTCCGCGGAATAGTTAACGATATTAAAAATAAAGATAAAATAAATCCAAAAAATCCATAGATTGCTGTATTATAATTTTTATAGCCTGACGAGTTAGCGCATAAATCTATCTGACTTTCATTATCGAATACTACTATATCACAAGCTTTGTGAACGAACGCCATTATATATATAAATTAATTTAATTTTGGCGATGGTAAAAAACATCCCAAACAAACCATAAGTAATCCAGCATAATTTCTTTGACTATTGCAATCAGGTTCAACTATAAGCATAGAACACGAAAATATTATTAAAGACCCCAAAACACCAACCTGAACAAAGTATTTAATAGCGGCCTTGTCTACGATTAAACAACATGATTTCCATGTTTTCGAGTCTTCAGTCTTGTCGGATACAGTGCGGGTTAATGGAATTGGTTGTTGAAAATCTTGATAATCGCGGTTTATGGTATGCGTTCGGTAATTACGATGTTCATCTCGATCATCATATTTAATATCGTCGCCTTTGACTTCAATTAGTATATTATTTTCTCCTAACATTATATTATATAAATTTTAATATTTATCTAAATCAATTGAATTTGAATCTGCCGTATGTACAACTGTATAACTTGCAAGTATTATACTGGTCCAATATGCAATATCGGATGCGGTCCATTGATAACTGTCGTCCCAATCGCCCAGTGTAAATTTTGTGATTAGCGCAGTTATTAACGGTATCATAATTATGTTAGGAAAATTGGACCTGTTTTTAAATTGCACTAATATTATAGAAATACCTATTGCAACTAATATAGTTAGGATAACACGAAGTAATAAATGCATTTTTAGTTATATATTAAAAAAAAATAAGTTATATTAAAAAAAAATAACAAGTAAACATTTTTTTTGATTAAAACGGTATATCACCAAACATTAAGTCTTCGGGTGTTTTTAGATCGGAATTTCTATAAATAAGTTTGTCGCTAAAATTTACTAACAAATATTTAATTTTCTTGCCCAATTCTTCATCACTTAAGTTGCTAAACGATTTGTCGACTTCAAATAAGTATGCAATCCAAATTACTGATGTTGATAACTTTGGATAAACCTTTACAATTTCACTAACATTTAAACCGCCGAATAAATCTTTAAAAATGCCATCGTCTAATGGACAGTTTTCATTTCCGATGTCTGTATCCCATTTCATATTAATTAATGTCTTAATTTTATTAGTAATGTGTTCGGTGTTATCTTTTGTTTTAATATAAGCGTCGATAATAATTGGCATGTTATTTGCGTTTTTAATGGCGAATGGATTAAATATGATTAATGAATCGGGCGTGTAAGTAATTACAAAGCATAAAAATACGTTAATTACTTTTGTAAAATAATACATAAGGCATGCCCACATCCATAAAGATGAAATAAATATTTTGGTTCTGTCAGGAAGTTGAACCTTTTGTAGAGCATTTTTGTATTTATCAAACATTTTTAATTATACTAATTTAGGTTTAAAACAAAAAATGAAATTTTAATTTGTATCATATTATATAATGCCGCGCGAAAAATCAAAGAAACCAGCCGTTGTTAGAAGCAAAAGCTTGGAGCCAAAAAAGTCAGTAGAACCAGAGCCGCCCGAAACTGATGAAGAACTTGAATTAGAAGAAGAAACGGACGAATTCTTTGATAACAAAACATTTGATAATATTAACCCGCATATTCAATATCATATATATGACCCGGACAAATACGAGACGGAAATGCACAAGGAAATTATTGTAATTCCAAATAACTACAGGCGCACGTCTGAGGTTATTACTAAGTTTGAATATACGGATGTTACGTCAAATCGGGCCAAGCAGATTGAAAACGGAAGTCCTATATTTGTAGATATCAAAAGCGAGAGCGACCCAATCAAGATGGCCGAGCTGGAAATTCGGCTAAAACGATGCCCATTATCAATTAGGCGCATGATAAGCAATAATATCTGTGAGATATGGGATGTAAATGATATGATTATTCCATACTAAAAAAATAAATTATATATATTTTTTTACTAGCTCATCTCAATCCATTGGAATCCACATTTTTCACACACATTGATAAGACGCATTTCGGTGCCCAGGCGAACTCGCTTGGCTATATTATGCTTACACTTATGGCATGTAACGTATGATTTTATATTAACGGGGTCATTCATAGCTTTATTAAGAATAGTCTGAAATATAAAAAGGCTGCCGCCCTTGGTTTCTTCGTATCTTAATGTATCATCGTCTTCAGATTTATAAGATGCAAAACAAGTTGCGCACTTAAAGGTCAATTCGTCATTGGTAGTGCTTATTTCCAATAAGTTATGGCAGTTATCACAAAAATGTTTCATTTATATATATAAGTATAATAATTCAATTTTAAAACATTTTTAATTGAAAGGTTTTATAAAAATGAAATATTTTTTTGATATCTATACTTTAAATCTGCCAACTTTCAATTTTACAATAATGACGCTTGTATTAAAAACTACTAAATATTATATTGAAAAAGCTATAAAAATGTATCCTAAAAAATTGGATATGTCTGAATTTATTGAATATACTAATTTTCCAATTAATTTAGAAATAGCTAATAGCTTTTATACACAAATGAAATACGATATACCTATTTATTTAGGAAAATATGAGATAGAATTTTTAGGATATGAAGGTGAACTAAAAAAACAAAAAGAAAACATAATAGATAAGTTAAAATCCTCTTTATATTTAAAAGAAAAAAATATTTCTTGGTGGATATACGATAATAATAAATATAAAGAATTTATTGAGTCCCTTACAACCGACTCAATAAAACAAGTTTATCCACCACTTAAAAATGGAAAAGGTACTGGTCGAATAAATCATATAATTATAATGCCTAGAATTTATAAACATTTATGCATGAGCGTTGAAACGAAAAAAAGTTATCAAATTAGAGATTATTTGTTCTATTTAGAAGAATTAGTTAAATGCATGATCGAATATTCTAAAAAATTTAATGATATGACATCAAAAATAATTGTATCCGAAAAACAATGTAAGATAGATAACTTATTATTAGAAATAAAAGAAACTAATATTATATTAAAAGAAAACGAAAAGAAAGCCGAAGAAAGATTTCAAGAAGAACGTAAAAAAGCCGATGAAGAACGTAAAAAAGCCGATGATCGTTTTAACAGACTATTAGGTGTTGCGGAAGATACTAAAGAAGAGGTTCTTGAAAAGATAAGCGAGCTTGCTGAAACGCGATTAGACTTAACTAATGTAGTACATGATCGAGTATCGACAAAAAGAGTACCAAATAATCGATATGAATATTTAGTTATATTAAAAGATGCAGACGATTTATCAATGCCATATTATGTTCTACGCACGCAGAGAAAATCAGTTTCTAGACGAATAACGTCTATTCAGAAAGATTATAATGTAGAAGAAGTTTTTAGAATTTACACCCCAAACTCAACAAAGGCGTGGTTATCTATTTGTGATAAGTTCTCGGCAAAAATTAGAAAATCTCCTACTCCGAACTGGTTCGCATTACGTAATATAACAGAACAAGAGTTTAAAAATTATATATTGGCAATGGACGAATCTGAAAGAAAAAACCCGAAGTTTATTTGAATTGAACGTTTTTGTAAAAACCTTCGGAAATTAATGTATCCATTCATTCGGAAATTAATGTATTCATTCATTCAAAAATTAATGTATTCATTCATTCAAAAATTAATGTATCCATTCATTCTAAAATTAAAACTGCGAATATGTTATCTCAACAGGCGGTAGATATTTATTATTTTTTAAGTTTTCTAAGTTAACTACATAAAGTAAATGATGGCATATGCGGTCAAGTAAAGTCTTTTTTGATATTAAGTTTAATTTAATCAAGCTTAAAAAGGTAATCTCACCGCAGTTTGTCCCGGTGTGTAACATATCGCCAAAAAGCTTTGCGAAGCCATTTGTTACAACATTTACGTTGTAATACATATTATCTTTAGCATAGTTTATAAAATCTTTAAATCGGATGATTATATTTGCATCCAGCGGATTTGCTAAATACTTGCATGCAATTATACCGGGATATTTTTCAATGCGCGTTTTTAAATCTGTTATAGTAATTCCATTCTTATTATATTCAGGACACTGTTTCATACCAACTATATTAGTTGCTTCAAATACAACGGGATTAGAAGGTTTTGCTGGGTCTACGTAAACAATACCTACATGCCCCCAGTATGAACCCATAAATACTGGATTTATATTATCATATGCGTGAAATAATAGCATATCGCCTGTTTTAAATGTAGCATCTTCTAGTTTTATTTTTGGCAAATCAGGATGGTTTAAAGTCATATTCCAAAACCAAAAAATACACAAAAGTAAAATAACTATAACAAATGACAAATATTTATGAGTTGAACACATTAAATTATATCTAAATTTCAAAACATATATTTAAAATTAAATATATTTGGCTGAAATATTAAATATATTAAGTACATTAAAACAAGTATTATAATCACGTACCAATATTTCATAAATATATAAAAAACACCAGGCACCAAGCCACCACCAACAGTAGGTTGTAATTCATCGAGCTTATCGTTTATATGGGGAATTGAACGGTTTAAAACATTGTTCATATCCACATTATCTATAATTTTGTCCATAATATTACTTACAACATTTATTTTTGCGGATACTGTATTAAATGAATTTATATTATTATCGGTTAAAGTTATTGAATTTATTCTTTCTAATATACGTTTTAATCCTTCTATATTAGATGTGTATTCAAATGGTTTTTTATTAAATATAGTTAATGTTAATATTAAGTTTGTTAGCAATTCGATTACTGGCGTTTTTAATTTATCATACTTTAAGTTTTCTAATTCGCTTTTTAATTCGGTTTTTAATCTTGTTTTTTCTAATCTTAATTTATTAAATTCTTGTTTTTGCGTTTCGGTTTCCTTAGTTAATTGTTCTATTTTTTCCTTTAATTCGGTATTTTGCGTTTCATATATATTTATTGCATTTTTTACATCAACATCAGTTTTTTTACTATTACTTTCCATAACCGATAATTCGTTTTTCAGTTTAACCAATTCTTGCTGAGCCTCAGATAACTCTCTTTCTTTTTCTTCCAATTCTTTCTGAGCATTATATAACTTTTTTTCTAATTCGGCTAATTTAGCTTGCAATTCGGTTAACTTTTTTTTTGCTAAATTTTCATTTCCTTCAGCTGATATTTTAGCTAAATTAGCATTATCTACTGCTTTCTGCAATTCTTTTTTAAACTCATCGCATTTTGTTGCCGCTTCTGTTTTTTCTTTGTCAGATTTTTCACGCGCAGCTTCAGCAGCAGATGCAGCGGCTTTTGCTTGGATTACAGTTTGATTAAGAGCGGCTAATTGTGTGTTAAACGTTTTTTCATTTTCCTCTGATTTTTTTAATTGTTCGTTTAATGAATTTAATTCAGCGGCCGACTTTTGAATATTAGATGATAATTTATTATTTTCGTTTTCAACATCGATAACTTTTTGGAAAGCTTTCTGTAATTCGTTTTCAGCCGCAGTCGCTGCTTCAACAGCATTTTGTTTTTCTTTATTTAGTGTAACTAAGTTTGCATCAATTGTTGCTATTTGTACTGTTGCCTGATTTATTCTCTTTTCATCTTTTGATTTTTTTTGATTTAAAGTTTCTATGTCTGAGTTTAATTTTTCTATTAATAATTCGTGCGATTTAATAGTTTGATTTAAAGACGCTATTTTGTTTTCCAATTCTGTTATTTTAATTTTTTCCGAAACTACCGTTTTAGTTTCTACATCTATTATTTTTTCTTGAGTTTTTAACTCATTAGTTTTTATTATACTTTCTTCAGCTTTTTTTAGTTTCTGCTTAGATTCTTCCAATTCTTTTTTAAATGCTTCTAATTCTTGTTTAGCTTTTTCTAATTCTTGTTTAGCTTTTTCTAATTCTTGTTTAGCTTTTTCTAATTCTTTTTCAGATGCTTCTAATTTCTTTTTAGATTCTTCCAATTCTTTTTCAGATGCTTCTAATTCTTTTTCAGATGCTTCTAATTTCTTTTTAGATTCTTCCAATTCTTTTTCAGATGCTTCTAATTTCTTTTTAGATTCTTCGACAGCAGCTGCTTTTATTGCTGTTTCAGCATCTTTTGTTTTCTTTTCAGCTTCAGTAGCTTTCTTTTCAGCTTGTTGTTTTGCTGTTTCAGCTTCATTAGCTTTCTTTTCAGCTTCAGTAGCTTTCTGTTCAGCTGCTTTTATTGCTGTTTCAGCAGTTAACTTAAAAGCTGTTAAATTGTTTTGTAAATCAGTATTTTCTGAGGCTATTTGGGCGACTTTCAATTCTAATGCTTTGTTGCTAACTTCTAAATTATTCTTATCGGTGTCTAATTGAGCAATTTTTGATGTATTTAATTGCAGTGTATTGTTTAATGCATCAATATTTTTAATATTATCTTGTATAGTTTGATTAGTCGCGGCTTCTTTAGTTGTTAATGCTTTATTGTCAGCTTCTAATTTTTGCCTTTCAGCTTCTAATGTTTGCTTTTCAGATTCTAATTTTGCAATGTCAGCTTTATTAGCAGCTTCTAATGTTTGCTTTTCAGCTTCTAATTTTGCAATGTCAGCTTTATTAGCAGCTTCTAATGTTTGCTTATCAGCTTCTAATGTTTGCTTATCAGCTTTTAATTTTTTTATATTTATTATTGAATTATTAAGTTTGGTTTCTAAATTTGCAATTTTTAATTTATTATTTGATATAGTGATCTGCAATGCTTTATTATCAGCTTCTAATTTTTTGTTTGATGTTTCCAATTTTTGTTTATCAGCTTCTAATTGTTTATTTTTGGCTAAAAATGTTTTTATGCTATTTCTTACGTTATTTAATTCCAGTTGATTTTTAGCTAATTGGTGTTCAGCATTATCGCGCTCGCCGGTTATTTTTATAATCTCGGCTTCTTTAATCTTAATTTCATCATTTGATGTTAATGCGGCGATTTCTTGTTTTAGCCTTTCTATTTCAGCGGTTTGGTTATCGGTTTCATACCTAACTTCAATTATTGGCTCCTTAGCTTTTTCAATCTTTTGCAATGCATTTGAAACTTGCGTGTACGTATATTTTAACTTAGCAACATCAAATAGGTGAACATCGCCTATTTGATTTATTTCACGTAAAAAAGAATTTGATATATTTTTTTCTAAACCAGTCGCTTCCTTAATAATTTTTATTTTGTTAATTATATCATTCTGCAATGATTCCATTATTCATTTTTATATAATTATAATTAAATAAAAATAAAATTATATTCATTTCGATACAACAACACAATTATAAATAGAAGAATTAATACAATTATTATAAGAAACAGTCTATGCCAGTTAAGCAAAAGAAAACATCCTCCCAATATAGTACCTCCATCCCAATCTGATTCTTCTTCGTCTCGTTTTTCACTGTCACTTTTTTCATCGTCTGAACCTAATGCAATACGTCTTTTGTTCATTTCATTGCTCAAATTTTGCATCAGGCCTGGCTTTTCGTCCGGTTTCGGTTTGATTTCGTCGTTTGGTTTTACTTCTCTTAATTTAGTACCCATTTGAATTTGACTTAATAAATCTACACGGCCTTGGGTCGGTTTTAATTGCACTTGGGTCGGGTTTAGTGGTCCGCCCGGTGGTGGTGGTGGAGCTAATGGTTGAGCTAATGGTGGAGCTGACGTCACAGTGTTCTCAGTCATTGCAGGGCTCTCAGGCTTCGCAGTGTTATCAGTTATCTCAGATTTATCAGTCATATCAGTTATCTCAGATTTATCAGTCATATCAGTTATCTCAGATTTATCAGCGGGTTCTTTTTTTGAGAAACTATTTAAAATTTCTATAGAAACGCCCGGCGCGACTTC